AAGCCATTGGGCCCATTGTCATATGGAAAATTGCCTGATGGAGTTTCTATGATGTTGCAACATACAAGTAGTGTAAATAATCGCAACCCATTTATGGGCACCGTAAGCAAAACTGTCGTGCTTAAAGATTCACGACCAATCGAGGTACAATGAACGAAGTAAAGATCATAATCAAAGACGAAGTTAATGTAAAAATCGAGGGTCTTGAAGTAGGAGACCGTCGAGCATTAATGAAGATGTTTGAGTTTGAAAAGCCGGGGGCGAGATATCTCCCGGCTGTTCGTCTTGGACGATGGAACGGCAAGATTAGTTATTTTAGTCTTGGTGGAAGTACCTACGTGAATCTGTTAGAGCAAATCATTACATATCTGTATGATAAGGGATATGATATTGAACTTGTAGATTTGCGGCAGTCACATGAGGAACTTAAGTTCGACCGCATTAAAGAAGATTCATTTGCAGAAACAGTGTGGCCAAAAGGGCATGAACGTGAAGGTCAGCCGGTCGTACTACGTGACTACCAGGTTGAGATTGTTAATAACTTCTTAGAGAATCCTCAATGCTTACAGGAAGTTGCAACAGGCGCAGGTAAGACGCTGATGACTGCTGCTCTATCTAAGTCCGTAGAGCACCTAGGACGCTCTCTAGTGATTGTCCCCAACAAAAGTCTTGTTACACAAACAGAAGCAGACTACATCAACTTAGGATTGGATGTTGGCGTCTACTTCGGTGACCGAAAAGACTATGGCAAGACTCATACTATCTGCACATGGCAGAGCTTGAATAATCTCTTTAAAAATACAGCCGACGCAGGAGAAGAAACTCTTGATGAATTCTTCTTTGAAGACATTGCTTGTGTCATTGTTGACGAAGTTCACATGGCTAAGGCTGATGTACTCAAGACGATGCTTACCGGAGTATTCAGCAACATTCCTATTCGTTGGGGACTAACAGGAACCATTCCTAAAGACAAGATGGATCAAGTATCGTTGCTTGTGTCATTGGGTCCTGTCATCGGTAAGCTATCAGCAAAAGAACTACAAGACAGAGGCGTACTCGCACAATGTCACGTAAACATTGTTCAGCTTAAGGATAAGGTAGAGTTTACTAACTATCAATCAGAACTGAAACATCTACTAGAAGACTCAAATCGCCTTGATACAATTGCTGCGTTAATTGACAAAGTGAATCTGACTGGAAACACTCTTGTACTCGTTGACCGAGTGAATGCAGGAAAAGAAATCGTAAGCAGATTAGGAACCAATGCTGTGTTTGTTAACGGCGGTACTAGTCTATCAGATAGAAAGGATGAGTATGATGAGGTTGCCACAAGTGACGATAAAATTATTGTCGCAACGTACGGCGTTGCGGCTGTCGGTATTAATATTCCTCGGATCTTTAATTTGGTTCTTATTGAGCCTGGTAAATCGTTTGTACGAGTTATTCAGTCAATAGGCAGAGGTATTCGTAAAGCAGAGGACAAAGAGCATGTTCAAATTTGGGACGTTACTAGTTCTTGTAAGTTTGCAAAAAGACACTTGACACAACGCAAAGCTTTCTATAAGGAAGCAAACTACCCATTCACAGTAGAGAAATTGGATTATTAATATGTTGACTTACTATAAAATAAGTGCTATGATAGTATCATGAGAATACTCACTTTAGAAAATGAAAGCTACAATCTGGAAACACTTCCGGATGAAATCGATGATTTGCTGTTTGCAATTCTAGATAACTCTACCCCAGCAAATGTGGATTATCATTTCATTCCGTTGATCTTTTTAGAATCATTCAACAGTCCTGCACTAGTGATTAAGGTCGCTGATAAGGTTATTAAGATGCCAATCGATTGGCAGATATTGATTGGAGAGCAAGAACATGGTGACTTAGAAACTTTACCACTATCTAGTCTGAACGATAGAGGATTTAACGCTTTTCAGTTTAACCCTCGGACTTCATTCTCCCCCTCATTTCTTCCTATTGAAATCGTAGATATCTACCCTGATGTTACTTGGTATGCACCTCGACTCAGAAATGGTCAGTTTTTGTGTGTACCGATTGACGAAGGGGAGCAACCGCGTTGTATCTATTTTGTCAAGGAGATTAGTAGGAACTGTGAAGTAGTAGATTATAGTCAAGTATTTTAACAATGAACAAGGTAATAGCATTTTTAGTAGTAGTGTTAGCTTGGCTTGTTATGCCCATCGTCATAGTAGGACTCACTATCGGTCTTATACTTAGTATTTTTTGGGCAGGGAGTCATGTACTCTATGCTTATATTCTTAGCGAACTCAACCAAAGGAAGAAATCATGATTACTGAAACAATTATTAAGACTTTTCAAAAGAAGCATAAGCAGTCAGACGTTATGGGTGTAATTCGCACTCTCTATCCAAACGTTGAAATTTCTATTTTAAAGAAGAAAGGTAACAAGTAATGAAATATAAGATTGAAATCGGTGGACGCGGCGGCGAAGTTGTTATCGGCTCCGTCAAGCGTGAATTCTATGACATTGTTGAAGAACATGAAATTGATTTTGAGGACTATGCTTGGAATGATGATTTCTTTGAGGAAAACGATGTAGAAATTGACGAAGATATCCGTCCGTTTCATCCCGGTGAATGGCATGAATGCGATAACCTTGCACACCACACTGGTCCTTCACTAGAAGATTGTTATATTAGTGTATTAGATGAAAACGATACAGTCATCTATGATGCACTAACTGCTGATGCTTTCTTTGATATGGGTGCAGATACAGAGCAGACCGAAGAGATTTTTCCTCAGGAAACTCTTGAAGACGGGGACGTTTACTTCCTTGGACAAAGCATTGAGAAAGGTCACTTCCTCTCGTTTGAATGCGAAGATGAAGCTTTTGACCCTAAGAAGCTAGTAATCACTACGGGTGATTATGACGGTTGGGAACTTGTTACTGGATTGACTTATGCCGGAGAATCACTTGATGATTTGGGTGACAGTTCAACTGACGGTAAAGGTTCTGAATTCCAGCTTATCCTAGTAGAGAAAGATTATTAATGTCATCGGGTAATGGTAGCTTATCGTTAGGTCAGGCAAAGTACAACAGAACGATAGCAGGCACTCTACCCAGCCAAACTGTATTTAGGCTTGATTCTGCTAGAAATCGCAAGGTACAAAAAGAGAAGGAAAAGAAGATGGGTTGGTTTAAGAGAAAGTTTGCACAGTGGTCCCGTGAAGCATGGGAAAGCGGACAGAAAGCAGAAGTATATGCTACTGATTCGGTAAGACCTTACGACGGTATTAGCGGCAAGACCAGCATTCGCTTCACGATCTATCCGGCATCAGGCGGGTACGTGATTGAACATTACAAGAATGATCGTATGCGAGATAGTGATGGGCCGACATTGACTATTGTTAACAACGGTGACAGCATTGGTCAAGCTATTGAACACGCTATTGCGATTGAGGCACTAAAAGCATAATGGCTAAAGAGAAACTATCAGCAGACGAAAAGTTTGAGAAGGTTGAGTTTGACCTTTTCGATGCAATCGCGGCTATTGACCGCAAGGACTATTCGTATTATGATAGATTGACTCCTGAACAGCAAAAGAAGTTTGTGCCGTTTATGATGTTGCATTGGATTAGTGCAGTTAAAGGTAGTAAGGATATTCAATCTTATTATCTGCAAAGCACTGAATATCATGCTAACAAGTATATGTTCAATGAGAATGTACAGAAGCATCCTAAGCTACAATGGTTGATGTTATGTGCTGCAAGCCCGGGTATTGGCAAACAGTTTCATCAATGGATTCCGCACATCCGTGACCGTGTTAGTAAGTTAAAAGAGTCTCCTAAGACTACGGAGATTAAAGACTACTTTAAAAAGGTATATCCTAAATCAAGTGACAGTGACTTAAACATCATATCCGAAGTTTTTGTTGACAATCACAAGAAAAAGATGTATCTTGCTAATAGATTCCCCGAATTAAAATTTGATGAGATTGAGTTATTAAGTGAGCTTGTTACAGATAAAGAAATCGAAGAATACGAAAGAAAGCTCGGTAACTAAAACCGAGTTTTCTTGTGAGTTTTGCAAACGGAGTTTCCAGCGAGAGACTACGATGATGAAACACCTTTGTGAAAACAAGCGCAGATGGCAAGACAAAGACCAGCCAGGTAATCGTATTGGATTTCAAGCTTGGGTAGAATTCTACAAAAAGAATACTGCATCTAAAAAACCTAGAACATATGTAGACTTCACGAAAAGTGCATACTACATTGCCTTTGTCAAGTTCGGTCACTATTGCGTTGATATCAAGTGTATCAATGTAGTTAGGTATGCTGATTGGTTGTTGAAGAATCAGATAAAGATTGATAGTTGGTGCAGCGATACTAACTATACTAAATTTCTTATTGAGTATTTAAAGACAGAAGACCCGCTGGATGCTATCGCTCGTAGTATCGAAGCTACGATGACTATCTCTAAGGATTCAGGTATCGAAACTAAAGATTGTCTACGATATGCAAATAGAAACAAATTAGCGTATGCTGTAACTACTGGCAAGATTAGTCCCTGGATGCTTTATCAGAGCGAGAGCGGTGTCAAGTTTCTAGAAGAACTTGATGAAAGCCAGCAAAAGATGATTATAGATTACATCAATCCAGAGCAGTGGGCTATCAAGTTTAGACGTAATACTGAAATGGTGACACAGGTTAAGGAACTGTTGAATGCCGCAGGCTACTGATACTTACAAAGTGGTCCGTCGAGGTCAGAAATACTGCGTGAGAGTGCGCGGGGTACTTAACACTACTGATTCATTTAACTGGTGTAAAGAGCGTAACATGAGTTACCATATCAAGCGGCGGTTTAATGTAGGATATACTTGGGATAGTGAAGGACTCTATAGAAGCCGTTGGGACTATGACTTCATCTTTGATGAAAAGAAAGAAGCACTGACTTTTATTTTAGGGTACCTATGAACAAGAACTTTCATATGGATGCTAAACTATTTGACTCGTGGACTGACCTATTGATTGATAAGTCCTACGATTACCGGCAGATTGGCATTTCAAATGAACACTGTAACCAAATATCAGAACCGGAGTACGGTCTACGATTGATTAACTGGTCCGACAAAGCATTTCAAGTTGTAGACGAACGTAAGTACACTGTCTTCCTGTTGAGATACCGATGAGATTTATAACCTCTCCGCAGCACATGAAACCATTCGTCATTGTGGTTGACTATAAGTTTTATGTTGAGACCGAAAAAGAGATAACTGATTGGGTTAATCAATGTACCCCGGGCTGGGCACTAACAGGGATGATATTAGAGTTTAAAAATGAACAAGATAGGCTAGCATTTTTATTACGGTGGAACTGATGTATACTCTGTGCATAAACGATAAGAACAACCAGACTCAAGATTGGTGGTTTAATTTTTTGTTTAGTCTCAATGATACTGATGTGAAAACAGGATTAAAGAAATGGGGAGGGAGAGTTGAGTATGATAGAACTGGATACAGTGATACTCTCATATTTGACCGAGAAGAAGATTTAGCATGGTTTCTATTAAAATGGACATGATTAAACAACTTAAAGAACGATGGAAGGGTTACAAAGAGAAACGCTTCTTAGAAAACTATGGCTGTAAGACCTGGCGTGAATACGAAATCAAGTATGATCCTGACGTTGGATTCAGAGCTAGATGGGCCCATACCTTTTACCATGGCTATCCTCATATACTTCCAATAGAACCGCAAGGTCTTCGTAATAATAGTCCTGGTGCGGTTTGGGTTAACTATCATGTTGAAATAGAAAAAATGGTCGACTGGTGCGAACAGAACTGTCAGGGTAAATGGCGCAATGATTGGCACCGTGGCTTCTGGGACCATCGTGGAAACTACGAAGTCTACGAAATTAATAACATCGGCGGTGGCGACACTATGTTCTTTGCATTCAAAGAAGACGCAGATTATATGTGGTTTAAGTTAACCTGGCAATGAATTATTATGATGAAAAAAATGGATGGGAACACACTAAGCCAGGTTGGCATGAAGTAACTATTCCAGCACGGCAATTTCGACAAGCGGTGGATGACCACACTGAAATGTTAACCTGGATATACGATAACATAGGGAAATGTGAACGCCATTGTAGATGGAAGTTTGACGTTGATTGTTTAAGATACAAGTTTAGATATGAAAGAGATTATATATGGTTCAAACTAACATGGGGCTAAGACCCGTAGAAGACATTGTTGATGTAGTCCCGCAGACTCAGAAGGTCAAGAAGAAAATAGCAGTAGATGGAGTTTGGGAAGATAGGACTTTCATTCGCATCCCTATTGGTCCAGAACGCATGGGCCCGAGTGAACTAGAAGTATGGTGCCGCAAAAGATTAGGTGGCCCTAAATACTTAGGTGAGTGGTTCAAAGTATCGGGATATATAGTGCTTGACGAAAAAACATATATGTATTGGAAGTTATGTGAATGATTTAACTGAGGGTGAGGGATATCTATTCCTTGAGAGCATTATCCCTGACGATTTAATTGATAGTATCAATAGTAAGTTAGATACCCTGTATCCTGTTAGAGCAACTAGCTCAGGCAAGGTATATGCAGAAGGCGATAAAATTAAAGACTTGCCGGACATAAGTTATTGGTGGAGTCAAATGGTTATGGATTGGCCAGAAGTAATTGCGGTCAATGATATATTGCTACCGATTATAAGTGAACAGTTAGAGAATGCGGTATTTTATGCTAGTGACATCGTGACAATTAACGGTGATACTAAACTAGTAAATCCGCACGTTGACACTCCTCATAGATTCAAACGATGGAACACCGATGAGCGATTGTTAGGTGTGCAGTGCATTATAGCATTACAAGACACTGCCCCTGAAATGGGAGCGACCGGTTATGTACCGAACAGTCATGAGCCAGATTGGGATATCGATTTGTGCTACAACGGTGCATACAACAAATATTTTTGGGATTTTCACGAACAGCAACACATGCCTAAGGGCAGCGTACTGCTGTACAACTGTAGATTGTTACATTCTAGTATGCCAAATTATTTACCCGAAAGTCGCCCAATGCTCTTGCTTAATTACCTAAATGGTGATATAGTGAAAGACGTTACAAAGCTAGATAATTTTTGGAGTTCTAATGGCTAATCATATTATGATCGATATGGAAACACTCAGTACCGACGTTTCCACAGTAATACTTACAATTGGTGCTGTGCGTTTTGACCCACGGGGCGTCGGCGTAATGGAGAAGCTTGAGCTTCGCCCAACTATGGATGAACAAACTGAGGTGTTTAATCGCACTATCAGTGATGATACCCTTCGCTGGTGGGGAGAACAAAGTCCCGAAGCAATTGAAGAAGCTATGGGTGACCGCGACCGTATTTCTTATAAGGAATGTATGGAAAAGCTTTATCAATTCTGCTGGAATCGTGCTGACAAGGTTTGGTCTAATGGTTCTGGCTTCGACATTGTGATTGCAGAAAGTGCATTCCGCGACCTTGACATGAAGTATCCTTGGCAGTTCTGGAATGTTCGTGACTGTCGTACTATCTATGACCTTGCTGGGGTGTCGTTGAAAGATGGCGGACACGTAACTACTCACAAAGCAGTAGAAGATGCGGAACGTCAGGCTATCATTGTGCAGAAGGCTTATCAGAAGCTTATTCAAGCGGGTATGACTCACATTCGATGAGAATTGACTCCGATATTGATATTGACTTAGGTGACCGCGACAAACTACTAGCGGTCATCAAGCATATTCCTGCGTCAATGCGCAATGTTGATCCTGTGCGTAAGCATCCAACTGGTGTTTATATTACTGATATTCCATACGATCCGATACACGATATGTCTGCACTACATTACGTAGATGCAGAAAAAAGAGGATACTTTAAACTTGATTTGCTTAACGTACACGTTTACAATCAAGTACAGAGTGAGGAACATCTTGTAGAATTGATGAGTGACCCTGATTGGTCCGTATTGAAGGATCGGAACACAGTAGAACAACTGATTCACTTGGGCAATTCATATGACCTCATTCAACGAATGCCGGAACCTATCGATAGTATTCCTAGATTGGCAATGTTTCTTGCGGCAATACGACCTGCAAAGAGACATCTTATTGGTAGAACTTGGAAAGATGTAAACGAAACTGTTTGGGATAAAGATCATACAGGATACAGCTTCAAACGTAGCCACGCAGTTGCATACGCTCAACTAGTGGTAGTGCATATGAATTTACTAAAAGGACAAAAGAATGATTAGAGACTCTATTGTTGACATTAAAGATTGGCCAGTCGAAGGGGTAAACTTCAAA